CCAATGGGACGAGTGGCGAGCATGGATGAAACGCCACGCATGATCTACGTCTACTGCATCCTTGGGGTTATCGCTTTCGGTTTGTGGTTGTCGGCGTTCTACCGGGTCCTCGAATGGCTCATGTACGACCCCCACCAATGGATACTCCCATCTTTGAATGATTGGGTGTCTCTCGGGTTGAGCGTGGTGTGGTGTTTGGGTTGGCTGTTCGGGATACCGTATTTGTTGATCACCCACTTCGTGACACATTGACGACCAATTACCTCGCAAAGTATTCAGAAAGCAGTCTTGCCGCATGACCCGCTTCTTCTACGATACGGAATTCCTCGACACGGGGACTACAATCGATCTGATTAGTATCGGAGTGGTCGCAGAGGACGGCAGGGAATATTATGCCGTGAACAAAAACGCGCCGTGGGAGAAAATCTACGCTCACGAGTGGCTAAACGCCAACGTGGTCCCCTGGCTGCCACTCACACCGTACGGGAGTGTCGACCTCAACGATGAGGTGGTCAAACCTCGCTCCCAGATCGCGCGGGAAGTCCGAGCCGCTCTATTGTCCGGTTACGCTCCGGAGCTGTGGGCGTGGTACGGAGCATACGACCACATTGTGTTGGCTCAGCTGTTTGGGACGATGATGCAGTGGCCGGGTCCGTTGCCGATGTGGACGAACGACCTTCGGCAGTGGCAGCATCAGTTGGGTGTGAAATCGATGCCGGACCAGACTGACGGCCACCACAACGCGTTGGCGGATGCACGGTTCAACAAGGTCCGGTGGGAGTATCTGGATTCGATGCAGAATTCAGTTGAAGTTTAACTCCCAGTCGGCCGGGGGTTCCCAATCCTTGAACAGTTGATCCCGGATGGTTTCTTCTCTGGGGATTTCTGGGTGTTTTTGGTGGTGTTCGAGGAGTTCTTGTAGGCGGTGGCGGACTCTATCTAGGCCGTCCATGGTTTCCCACCCGCGCCATGATGGCGGCTTGGATGCCGGCGAGCGTTTCTAGGTCTTCGCGGGTGCGGGAGTTGTGGCAGCACACTCGGTGGAATGCTTGTTTCTCGGCGTCGGTGAGTTCAGACCACGTGAGTTCCACCGCGGCGCGCATTTGAACCATCTCGGCCGGGTCGGGTTTCCCGTCGATGCTGGCGACGGCGGGTCGACAGTCTTCCCAGTGGTGCGGCGCAGGCATGTGTCTCCCTTTTGTGGCCGGTCGATAGGGGTCTGCTTCGGGGGAGACCCCTATCGACCGGAGCTTCAGCGTTGCGGCGGGACGTGTGGCCATTCGCCGGTTTCGACAGCGATGTCGACGCGGCGAAGTTTCTCGATCTCCTGGCGGAGCCGATTGTTTTCCTGATAGGCAACTGAGAGTTGAGCGCGGAGCATCGAGCTCGGCAACCTGGACAGCTCGACATCTTTCGCGGCTTTGAGCGCTTTCCGCATACGTTCGGATTGCGTGAGGGAAGCGTGAATGTTCCAAGTGGAGAGCGCGGCGGCGAGCTCGGGTTCGAACTGTAAAACCTTCCTGTCATCTAGCATCGTTCTTTTGACCAATCCGCGAGATCGTTCATGATCTTCTCCCGGGAACCCTTCACCACCGGTAGAATCTTCCCCAACCTCAACGGTGTCGCCATCCACAGCTCCGGGTCCTCCGGGTGCTGAAAGAAATACGCGTACAAGTGCCCGTCATCGTCCACGAGACGCCACTCCGAGCCGCACCCCACCACAGATGCCTCCCCGACCCCGCGGACCGTCAGATCGGCAACCACGGTGTCATGTTCCCGGTCGACGACGTTTTCGATGGTGTGGACCAGCGCCAACGAGTCCATCTGGATCGAGTGTCCCCGATACCGCACCAGGTGATCGCCGGACCAGATCGCGGCGGTGACTTCGTCGCGGAACTCCGCATTCTGCGAGCAGTCGTGACACTTGACGTAGTAGATTCGTTCCTCGGTTGTCATCGTTTCCACCTGATCGATCTCGAATCGCCACTCCTGGCGTTGGGGTCCGCAGTGATGGAGTTCCGCGGTCATCACCCCGCCGGTTTCGAGGCGTTCCGTGACGTTTTCAGTCCAGACTTGAAGGTGCCGTCGGTCCCACTTCATCGGATTTTTCATGCGTGTAACCCCCGGACGAGATGTAGGTAACCGTCGTTGAGTGGCTGGAGTAGTTCCCACCCCTCGGATAGGTGTTCTTCGACCCATCCGAACACTCGTTCGGCGACGTCGGAGAGCGACTCTGCATCTTCGGCGATGTATCGCATGTCTTGGGTGAGGTAGTGCGCGGGTTCGCAGTATTCGCAGCCGACGGCTCCGCAGTCTCGACAGTGTTCGGTGAACACTTGGGTGAGTCGTGCGGTGAACACGTCCGCGGTGTCGTCGCCGCTTTCGATGGCAATGATGCGGCGGGTGTTGGTGCCGAGGAGTTCCGCGAGCTGCGCTCGGGTGAGGCCGCGTTCTTCCCTGGCGGCTTTGATCAACTGTGCTGTCCAGGTCATTGCGGCAACCCCAAGGGTATCCCGCTGCGTTTCCGGTGTAGGTCTTGCTGTAGTGCGTCTAGCTCTTCGATCCAAAACCAGACTTCGGTGCCTTCGTCGGTGTCTCGCCATCGTTTCGACTGGTGGACGTACCGTTCCCGCATGGTGGTGACGACGGGTTCGAGTTTCCTGGCCAGCGCGTCGATGTCCCTTTTTACGGATGGGTCTAGCGCGAACGTCATGCTTGCTTTCTCCCCATTTTTTACGGTCGTGTAAGTTTGGTTGTGGCTCCCGCGAGGGGAGCCGGACCTCACGCTTGGGTCCGGCTCCGCCTGTCAGTCGCAGGTGTGTTCGTGGTTGCGGGTGAGTTCTAGCTGCCGGGTGAGTTCTAGTTGGCGGGTGAGTGCTCCTTTCAGGATGCGGACGGATCGTCCGATGCGGAGGTGGTCGAGGACGCCGTTGTTGATCATGCGGTAGATCGTCATCTTGGACACGCGGAGTGATGCGGCGACTTCGTCGACGGTCAACAGCTCCGCGTCGGGAGTAAGATCACCAGTGGACTGTCGCGGCGGGTCATCGGATTCGGGTGGGGTGTCGAGGTTTTCACCGTTGGGGTCGTCTTCGCCGTTCGTTGGCATGACGGTAGCTCTCCTACTGTCCTCAGTGATGTATGGTGGTGGCTGCGGCGGTAGTTCCCCGCTGCGGCCGGTGTTACGGCTGTTACGGAGGATGTGGTGACAGGACCGCAAGGAGGGTGCTATGCTGAGAGCGGATCTCAGATAACGTGCGCATGAGCACGCGACGAACCCCCCAAAGGTCTCGCCAGTCACACTAGACGATTAGTGAACCATACAAAAATCTCAGTCGGCGTTCAGGTAACGCTAACCGGCGTGTTGCGGCTGTCGAAACACGTCTTTTTTCACAGGTAGGTCACAGGGTTCACACATACTCATTCGAGTCCCTGGACCATTGATTTCGTCTGACAATCTCAAAAGAGGCTCCTTTTATAGCGCTCCGAGGTCAGCAAAACCACCCTATCGGCCTAGCACCGATAGGTTTAAAACCTGAGTTCACGGTCTGTTCGGAGTAAAGTAACGGATGCCAGCCGGGTCAGTCACGCTTCGACCCGGCTGGCCCACCCGTTCAGAGGTGGAAATAGTGCGGTCCACTGTGGCCTCTGGCCTTGTAGCACCACCCCTCTGACCTGGCGTTTTCCCCTTCGGTGTTCTCCGCGTAGCAGAGGCGAACGGGTGTCCCGTTAATCATCCCAACGGGTACGTTCCCGTCTTTCCCCCAACTTATGACCTCCAACGCGTAATCGAGGTCGTCGATGCTCGTTTGGGGTTTGGTCTGACCACTCTTCACCTTGGCGGCCTCCTCTGCGACGAGCCTGAGACGGTACCGCGACGTTCCTTCCATTTCCATCTCCCTTCCACACACGCCGGTGCGTTACCGGACGTTTCATTTTCTGTAACCATTCTGTAACTTGTTTGTTCATGTTTGTTCAAGGTGTGATTCACAATGCCAGTACCCAAAGGCACCCGCCGTCCACGAAAAAACTCATCCCCCGGCAACATCATGCGGTGGGAACGCGACATTAAATGCGTAGAAATGCGCAAAGCCGAAATCGACTGGAACACCATCGCCGAAACACTCGGCTATGCGTCACCGGGTCACGCTCACGACCGCTTCCTCGCTGTCCTCCGAGCGTATCCACGTGACGACGTCGAAGATATGAGAAACCTCGAACTTGACCGCATCGAAAAAACCGCGAGAGCGCTTGAGGATCACATTGCTTCCGGCGGGGATCGTGTGGTACGTGCCGCGGAGGTGTGGAACAAACTTTCCGAGCGCCGCGCGAAACTGATGGGTCTAGATCGGCCGGAGAAGAAAGAAATCACAGTTCTCACAAAGGACACTGTGGCCGCGGCCATCGAACGTCTAAACGCTGAGATGGCGGCGAAGGCTAAGAATGCGGGAGTCGACCTCTCGGAGCTCGACTCCCACGTCTAGTATTCGATTCCCAATTTCCGTAGGGTCCGGTAGATGGTGGCCTGGTGAACATCCAACGATCGTGCGATCGCGGTGATTGTCTGGCCACCCCGGAACAGGATTGGGACGGACTGTTCCTTCTCCGGGGTCAGTTTCGGTGGCTGACCGGACTTTTTACCGTTGGACCAGGCGGTGTGTAGTCCTTCCATTGTTCGTTCGAGGTTGAGTGCTTTCTCGAATTCGGCGAACGCCGCAATCACCGTGAAGATCATCTTCCCGGACGCCGACGTGGTATCGAACTGCTGATCGAGCGTGGCAAACCCCACCCCACGCTCGTTCAGGTCGTCCACCAACTCCAACAGGTGACGCAACGACCTACCGGCACGGTCCAACTTCGTGACCTTCAAAACATCGCCGGGGACCAAATGCGCCAAACATCTATCCCAGTCCGGTCGAGACGCCTTCATCCCGGACACACCTTCATCTTTGAAAACGTACACACACCCGGCGGCGTGTAGCCGGCGTATCTGGTCTTCGAGGTTCTGCTCCTTAGTGGAGCACCTGGCGTACCCGAAGATGGACGGGAGACGTCCAGTTTCTAGGGACATGATTCCTCCTTGCGGCAGAGTGGACATGACTGGCCGAGTTTGACGCCGTGGTGACAGCGCGGTCTCCCCGCCTGCTCACGGTTAGTGAGCGGGACCACCCACGGATAGATGCGCACCATTTGACACACGTACAGTTCCGGGTGCGCCGCGATCTCGCTGCGGGGTGGGTCGACCTGGCAGAGCGTGATTTTCCCTGTCTGGTCGACCCTTCCCCATCGTGTGCGTTCTTTCATCGATGCTCCTTAGGTTGGTACACGCGCATCAGGTTGGTACACGTGCAGGAGGTTGGTACGGTTGGTTTAGGAGATCGAGTCGAGGGTGTAGCCGCGGTCGGCGGTGGACCCCTGGCGCATCCGGACCTTTTCCACTCCGAACACACTGAGCGCGTTTGAGAGTCCCATCGAGGCCGCTTTCTCGTTCCCCCACTCGCGCATGATGGAAGGTTTGTCTTCGTCTTCGAGCTTCTCTAGACGGTTGAGAATCTCCCCGGTGGAGAGGAACGTTTCGCCGTGGAAGCAGTTGCGGACACAGTTGAGGAGTTCCTCCGCGGGAGACACACACGGGGTGTCGTCTTCCCACTCCCCCAACACGAACGCTTTCGCCGCGGACTCACACCTCGCCGGCCACGTGTCGCCGAGGTGATCGGCGATCCTGAACAAAACGGTCCAAATCTCCTCGGCGCGGTTAGCGATCCGCTTCGGCATCAACCCATCCACCGGGATGGAAGTGATGACTCGGCTGTTCACTAACCCCCACTTCTTCAGTCGCTTCATCAACCCGAACAGTCGACCGTCATGTAACTCTGGGTTGAATCTGTCCACCCATGAGTCCACGGGTTTCTGGTCGAGGATGATGCAGATAGACCGCGATCGGAGGGTGTCGAAGTTGTCGTGGGTCAAGAACAGGTTCGCGTTCTTCCCGTTTAGACAGATAGGTCCGTGACAGTTCAACCGGTCGGTTTCGTCGGACCGTTGCCGGGTGACTTTCGCACCGTATTTGTAGCCGCCGTTCAGAATGGCGCGCATGGCGTCCCGACCGCGACCTCTACCGAAGTAGGTGTCGATTTCGTCGAATCCTAGGGTGGCCATGTCTTGGTTCATCATGGTGACCATGGATGGCGGGGTGGGTTCCAACACGATTTCGCCGTTGTGGGACATTTTTGTGGTGAGTTCGGTGGCTAGGGATTTTCCGCAGCCTGGTTCCCGTGACCCGAAGTACAGTCGTGGGGTGATGTAGGGGAGGAATTTCCCGGCGGAGTCTCGTAGGTGGGTGTGCATTACCCAGAGTACGGACACGGTGTGACTGTGGTCGTTCGGCATGTGCATGAATTGCCGAAAGACTTGTTCGACTTCGTTGGCCAGTAGTTGATCTTCGGTGAGTTGCTTCACTGTTCACTCCTTTCTTTGTGTAGAGCTGATCACTCTGTCACCATCCCCACTCGAAGGTGGGGGTGATGACGCAACAATCAGGCTACCGTGTCAGACGTCGGACAGTCTAGGGGAAACAGGTAACGATTCCGGATTATCTCCCGAAATCAATACTCGTCCCAATGCTCTCCCCACTCGTTCATCCCACCCGGATACGTGGGACCAAACCAGCTCGGAGGCGTCGGCGAGTCCGGGTAGTCCCGGCGCAGCCGCTCCTCAGTCCGCAGCCGCTCCTCCCAGTGACCCTCACAACGCGGGTAAGAAATCCCGGTCGCCGAGAGAGCCATCCGATACTCGATCGGACCTTCACAGCCTTCCGGACCGTTCGAACATGGTTCGTTGCATTCTTCCTGTTCCATCATTTGTCCTCCGCTCTCGCCTTCATTTTGTCGATCAATGCGGACGCTTGACCCTTAGTGATGCGCTGCATCCCAGTCGACGAGATGCCGAGTAGTTCACGATGTTGACCGAGGTAGCCGTAACTTTCCCCGCTCACCTTATTGCATAGAACAAGCAGATAATCTGCTTGCGCGCGCGTCATGGGAGTCATCTACTTTTCCCACGTGTACCCGTAATCAGTGATGAGCAGATACGGTGTATCGCTCGGTTCCTCGTTAACGTCGCAGGATTCATCGGTGAGAACCTGAAACGACCAGCCGGCCGCTTTGAGATACTCCCGCATCAACAACATGCTCAGGAAGTCCTCGAAGAAATACACGTAGCGGTAGCTCCACTCGATAGGCTGCGTCCGAATGTAAGGATCAAAAATCCCGTCGTGACGCGCCCACTGATGTTTTTTCCATTCCATGCTATTGACCCATAGACGTGTAATGTCTTCGTCGTCGAGGTCAATGTTGACCTTCATCTTTTCGTCCTTTCCGTGATCATTGCGGTGAGCGCTGCGCGACCCGAGTCGGTGAGTTGGTAGTAACGCCGCGGCGGCCGGCCGACGGTGACGGCAGGGTCTTCCCAGCCGTCGGTCAACCAGCCGGCCGCCAGCCAGCGACCTAGCAGCGGGTATAGGGTTCCGCCGAAGACGTGCGCGCTTCGGGTGAGCTCGAACCCGTAGTGTTGTCCGTGCGGGTGTGCGAGGAACTCCCGAGCTATCTTGATCATTGGTTTGGTTGGCATGGACCGACACTCTACCTAGGTAGAGTGTCGCTCGTCCATAGATAAAGGCCGCCTCCCACCGAGCGAGACGGCCTACCTTTCCGGGATGGAACTACACTGGTGGAACGAACCCCTTAATCCAGCCGACTCCCTTACAGGTCGGACACTCCCGGATTGTGATCATGGTGATGAGGTAGTCGCGGTCGGCTCCCGCGGTGAGGTGGCCGATGTCGCCGGTACCGTGGCATCGGTGACACGCGGTCCGCATCCCCGTGGGTATCGCGCGTGTGGTGTCCATCCCGGCATCCTACCTGTAGCGTCCATCCTTCGGGGGGTCCTCGTTCTCAACCACACGGCCGGACCCTCCGCAGCGTTTACAGTCCTCGATCACGGTCTTGGTGGTGGACACGCCGTCAATGACTAGTTGACGTTTGACGTAGTCCTTCCCGGACCCTGTACAGTCTTGGCACATGACGGTGGTGGCTCCCATCACTTCCCTCTCGCTTTGTTGATCACGTTGAAACACACGTCAACCGCCTTAGACATTGGCATCGCCAACAGCTTAGGCCGCGCCGCTTCCGACAGTCCGTCGTGTACCGCGACCACGGCCGACGCGGAGAACGTGTCGAGCAACATCTCTCCCCGGCCGTCGTCCCACGCGCCGAACTGACCGGCGACGATGAGACGTCGGCAAAAGTCGACGGTCGATTCACCTTCGGCCGGTCGTAAAGCATCTTTGAGCGCGCCGCGGAGTTCACGCTCCGACGACTCGTCTTCCCAGTTTTTCCTCATTGATCCTTTCCTCCGGTAGCTGATGGTCCAGAGCTCGCCACGTGCGAGACGTGACGAGTAACTGGATGATCAGTTACTGCCGTCGCGGCCATCTTTGAATACCACGTGCTCAGGCATTGTGATCTCCTTCCGTTTTCGGCCGGGTGGCCGCCGAGTGACCAGGGTAGAACCCTGATCCTCGGTGTAACCCCCGGACTCACAGCAACGGCCGTACAACCAAGATCAAAATCAGAGCCAGCACCAACCACAGCAGAATCGGCGACATCACAATCCATCCTTGATGCGGTGCAACTTGATCGCCACACCTTCCCCGCCGTTCTTACCCCACCACTTCTGACCGTGGACATCAGTGGCGCGGACATAGCAGAGGTAAGCGTGATACGCCAACGGCGACCGTGTCTTGTTGAGCCTGGTGACATCCGCCAGCCTCCCACCCGTCCACGTCTCAATGGCTTTACCGTCGGACGACAGATATCCAAACACACATTTTGCGTCTTTCATTTGTTCCCGCTGCCACGCATCCGCGCACGGGTAACACATGGTTTTTTGGGTGTCGGGGTCGGTCGCGTATCCGGTGCCGATTCCGGTTGCTTCGTAGGTGTGTCCGCAGTCTGCGGTTTCCATCATGTATCCTTTCACTCCGGGGATTGATTCGAGCCGCGCGATTTCTTCGGTGAGTATTTCCGCAAATCGTCGAGCTATCGTCACCTTCATCGTTGGGTTTCCTTACGTGGCTGGTAAGCCATGGCAACACATCCTCGGCCTTTCCCTCCGCGGATGCGCCACCACTGGTCAACCAGATCACTTCAGAACATCCGCCAACACCTTTTGTACCTCGGCGTCCAGCTTCGCGGTCTCGCCGCGGACGACGCGGAACGCGTTCCGCTCAGCTCTCAGAGCGTTCTTGTCACCCTTGACGGACAACCCACCCTGAATGTGGTGGTGCCACGTGTTGAACGCTTGCGCGACACCGAACGCGGTACCCTTCCACGGCTCGACACGCGGGTCGGACGTCCACAGACGAATGATCTCGGCCTGCTTGTTGAGCGCGGTCGTACGTCCACGACCAGTCTCGGCGATGGGAACAATCTTGTTCAACACTTCCTTAAACTGAACTGGCGTTACCTTAGTGGTAACTTCCCGTTCTAGTTCAGCTTGGAACACATCGGCGGTCTGCTCCACCAGTTGTAGTGCGGAGCGAGCCTCACTCATGCGACCCAGCGACTTCGCGGAGTGCTTAACTTTCAGGGTCGCGCCATCCTCAGCCAAAGCAATCTCGCGGGTGTTATCACACACCGTGAGCTGGATTGTGCGCTTGTAGGTGGTGGCGATGGTTCCGTCGAATGACGTGGTGGCGAGCAGGTTCGGCCGGAACTGAACGTCCGCGATCCCGAACAGTGACTCGTCTACGGACACTTCCACCCACGCGACAGCGCGGTTGCGGAGCAGTCCCGCGGAGGAGACACCTAGATCCTGGTCAAGGATTGATTCGACGTTATCCACCAGCCAGGGGATGTAGCCGTGTCCCTGATAGCCGGGTCGGAACATTCCCAACACGGTGTGGTCGTCGTCGGTGACCATTGCTTTGCGGTCGAACTGGAGACTCCACTTCCACAAGTTGCCGTCGTCGTCAATGTGGGTGAAGTCGTCCATGGTGGCGGGAATTTCGACCGCAACGCGACGTTCGCACACGTTGAAGTCGAATAGATCATGGACGGCTTCCACGGGGACGAATCCGGGGAAGTGGTTTTTACGGCCGTTGTTCTCTGATGCGCGGTACCACCATGCGCGGCCGCGGTGGTCGGTGTTGCCAAGAAGGATGTTGTTGTTGAGCCATTGTAGGGTTTCGCGTGACATTTGATCTTTCCTTTCTGGTGAGACCTTGTGGTCTGTGAGCCGCTCAGACTCTACCGTGCCAGATGTCGGACAGTCAAGTTCGACATCTCACAGCGAATCTGAGCGGCCGAACACACCACACCCTCTCCCTAGTACACATCCGCCTTTTCCGGCGCGTAGCGAGCCATGTAGGCCACCTTACGGGGGTCCCACGTCCACTGGTCGAGACAGTAGGCGTAGTTTTCGCCGGGGAAATTGTCCCCACAATAGTCCGCGAAACCCTTCGCCTCATACCGCGGACGACCAACATCGTGTAGCAACCATTCCGCCGCGTCGTTCATCGTTACGTTTCCTTCCTTTTTTTTGCTCCCCCGAAAAATCTAGTCGGATTCGATAGCGTCCGACTCATATCGGGTTCCGGGGTCATCGATTACGTCGAAACCCGCCTTGTCCAGCCGCATGGTGAGCTCACGAATAGCGGCGTCGGCCGACAGTGCGTCGATTACGTCGACTACTGTCACCACGACATTCCATCTTTTCATCGCCAATTCCCTCTCGGTACCGCGGTGAAGTTTTTGTATTTCACAACGATCAACGCGCAGTTGTCGCGTTCCTCTGCGTATTTTTCGGCGTCGAATTCGAAAACAACATCTTCGCGTGACCGTTTCATCATGGCGTTGAATGAACGATCGTAACCGTCACGGCTCTTTTTCATGGTGGCTCCTTTTCCTCATTCGGCCGGTTAGCCGTGGCAGACACTCACATTTGTGAGTGCCGCCATGGTTCAAACCGGACTACCACCACGCGCGACCAACGACCACGCGCTTTTCGTTGTAGTCAGCTTCTACTAGCTTGATAAGCGTTGCGGACCACACCGAATCGGCCGCATGACCGTCCCAATACTGTGACAATCCCTCGCCGGATTTCTCGAACCGCTCGAAATTGTCCAGATCGTACGTCCACCCGCGGTAACGGAAAAACGTCGCGGATGCGGAACCCTCATCGATCGCCGACCAGTCGTAGTGGTCGTATTCCTTGCGTTCTTTCTCGGTCAGCTCCCACCCGTCGATTAAATCGCGGGGGACATGGTTAGTGCGGACGGTAATACCGTCGATTTGCCTCATTGTTCGATCCTCTCGGTTTAGTCTGGATGTGTGCGGTTCTAGATATTGGTGATCTGATAGAACCATTCATAGTCGGGGTGAGCGTATACGCGACCATCTAGCACACTGTCGCGTAACGTCCACCCGCCGCGCATGCAACTCGTTTCAAAACGAGCATCAACTGAGCACCAACTCTCCCGTACATAAGGCACCGACGAACGCGACGTTGCCTCCCATACGCGCACGAACACTCGCTTGGGTTCCATCTCTCCTCCAATGTGGGTGTATCTAATGCCGCCACTAATAAATGGGTTAGTGGCCACACAAGTCACACTCACAAGTCACTCATCCTCGTCTGACTCCCTATCGTCGGACCAATGAAGCCAGAACACAACACGACTGTCGCCACTGTCAGCGACCCAACACGACCAGTCTTTACCGTACCAAATATTGTGAGACCGCTCGATACTGAAGTCGTGGAGAATAGCGTCAACGGTTGCGCGCATCGAACCGTAATCCTCGTCTGTCCAGTCTTCCTCGGCCATTGCGTCGTTAGCCTCATCGTTGCTATCGGCATACTCGCGCATGTCATTGGCGAGCGCATCCGCGGCCTCATTCCACGTCGCGTACGCGGGTGTGTCGAATTCGGACAGTGTAGAGCGTGACCGTCCGAACATGTTGTGTCCGATAACCCAAGCACCCATTGTCGTTTCCCTTTCTCTGTTTTGTGTTTTCAACCCGAATTCCCCCGAAAAATTTTGCGGGGGAATTCAGATTCACCACACAAAACTTAGTCTTCCTGCCACTGCTCATCGGACCACAGAAAGAACTCACCCTCGAACCACCCGAACGAGTACCCCTCGGGTGCGACGTTGTCATTGAGCCACTGCTCAACATCATTGGACGCATCGTTCAGCGTCCAGTATTCGTCGGTGGTCAACTCCTCACTGTTGGATGCTCCCATGCTGGCCAGATGCTTGTCAGCGAGCGCGATAACCTCAGCGTCGGAATACCCGAATTCCTCCGCGCGGTTAACCATATGAGCCACCCCGTATTGTCCCCAATGACCATCAACGTAGCACCCAGTGTCGTCCGCGGTGAGTTTTACGATTGTCATCATTGAACCTTTCTCCGGTTTCTGTGTGTTCAACTCCCCAATATCCCCCAAAATTCGGGGGGTATCAGAGGTTCACCACACACAAACAGTCACGCACAGAACAAACAGTTACAGTCATGCTGACACAACGAGCAACCATCTTCACAGTCCAGATCATGACCGGACTCGTTGATCATCCCGTGAATCAAGCTTTCACCGGTACATTCGGTAGGCTCAGCGCCACTAGCGCCACGATACCTACCGTCGTTCCACTCACTAGGAGTGAACACTAGCTCGTAGGTGGCGCCGCATGACAGACATTTCTCATATCCGTCTTCCGTCATGAAAGTGTGTCCGTAGGACGACCACACAGACACGATTGTCTGCTCCGTGACCCACTTCCGTAGCGCGTTCAGCTCGGTGATCGCAGTGTTGGCCTCATCGCTGTAACCGAGCGTCTCACGGGTTCGGGTGATGTTCTGGTCTATCTCATCGAGGCATCCGTCGCGGGTCCACTCACGGCCGTGTGAGAGGCCAGTAATGTTGGTATCTGAGCCGCCATGCCAGTTGCGTGCGATGGTAACGGCTCCCTCATCGCTGAGGTCGTTGTCTGCGATCTCTCGCGCTAGGTCTGTGTTGCTCAGCGAGTTGATCATGATATTCCCTTCCTCGGTTCGGCCGGTAAGCCGCGGAGGAAAACATCCAATTGGATGTCAACCCCCGTAGTCAACCGGACTAATCGATGAATTCGCGGATAATCCGATACGATTTACCCATTAAGTAACCGGAATCGAAGTTATCCGTATCTACCCATACACCCTCGGGATCGTGCCAAACCTCGGTGATGATCGAATGGTCACTGACGAACATGTCGCCTACCAGCAATTTCTCCGGCGGTAGGGTGTAGGTGAATTGCGTAATCATGGTGATCCTTCCCTTGTGTCTGGCACTCACTAGACGCTACCGACCAACTATCGGTCGGTAGCGTCGTTTGCGCGTCAGAGTAGATGTGAGAGGGGTAGTAACCGTCATACTGTCACAGTCGACCGACGTTGAGCCATACCGTAATCTCAATGGCCCGGTATGCGGCGGGTAGGTAGCGGCCGTTCTCCAGCGTGGAGAACGTGAGATTTTCATTCAGGGCGTGAAAGTAGCACGCGGGTTCGCCCGGGTGCTCACCGACCAACACGGGCCACGCGCCACAAAACACGGCGACCTGGACCACGTCACGCTGCACGGCAACCAACAGGTCGCCGTCGTGAACATCATCGGAGTACTGCGAGTAGTCGTATGCCTCGCCGGAATGTCCGTCGATGTAGTGGATGTTGAATGCATGCGGGTCGGGTAGTACTTTCACCGGGCGAGGCTGGGGTACGCCAGTCCAGTATTCGAGTACCCATTCCGCCCAGGTGAGCCCTTCTGCGTCCGGCGGCGGCATTGGGATGCCAGTGCATGCTGCGGCGGGTAGGTCGCACACTCTTGGGTGCGGCCGTACCCAAGGGGATCGCGGGCCGTGTTCGGATACAGCGACCGCGCAATTGGCACAGAACCTGGTCATTTTCTCGTTCCCTTCCCATTGGTTACAGACAGTAACTTCGCCGGAATAAAAACTAGGAAAAAAATTCCTGACGTACTGATAGCGCCAACACTCAAACCAAACAGACTTTGAGCGCGACGCTAACGGTACGATCACTCGGAAATTCTCCACCACGACGCCAAACGATTACCCTGCACAGTCCACTCATTCCCGCGGAGCAAACCACACGTCACATGGTTGACACCCATAGCGTGAATTTTGTCCGCGTTCTCAACAGTACCGACAAACCAATAAACCGGACCGTACTCCGCGTACCGATCAACGCGTTCAACAACATGCCGTTCACCCAAGCGAATCAACATATCGTGAGACAGAATCAAATCACCCTCTTGTAGCTGCGAGGTATCCACCGATTCACCTTTACGGGTGTCGACACCCGCGGTCAATGCGCGTGTCTCTGCATACAACTTTTCGATGAACTGTTCATCCGTCATTGTCTTTCTCTTTTCTCTCGGAAAAACCATTCGGCGACCCACCCCTAACGGGTGGGCCAGCCTGACGACCATTCCGTGAGACTAAACCTTACCGGCGCAGACAGGACCAATACCGGCCGCAACACTATCACCGGCGTCTAAACGGCGACCACAAACCACACAATAACCGTGGACAGTGGACAGTTCTTGCGCACGCTCAGCAGACACCCTGTCCGTAGTGCGAAGGAACGGAACGACACCAAAATACTTGTATTTAGCGTCAATCACCGTACCCGCTTCAGTCAAACGAGTCGACCCGGTAGGCGTCAGCACCTTCCCGTACAAAAAACCAGACGTCTTAGACCGAACCACCTGATACACCGAACCATCCCGTTCGTAGATACCGGGCTCGATAACCTCATTCCCGGGACTGACAGCCACGCTGACAGCCGTATCGGGGGTGGTCGGTACCTCAACCACCGGACAGTCCAGCAAGACGCCTATCGCCTTACTGGCGTCCCTAGACGACATGTCCGTGATCCGCTGCTCAATCCACAAACGGACCGCAGGAGAAACCACCCTGCCATCGAGCAACGAACGAATAAACCGATCCTGCTTGACCGTGATCATCTTCACCGCATACATCGTATGACCTTTCTCTGACTGCCATCCGGTAAACCAGTCAACGCGCGCTCAACCAAACGAACGCGCGCTCACCTACCTACCGAATCACTGGTAATACGGCATACCATCCGCACCCGACTCCGCACCAAACTGGTAAAAGTCATCCATAAACTGGGCGACCCCACCCGAATAATGCCGCCGAATACCATTAACCACCTGCCTATCAGACAACGACGCCAACACCTCATCATCCAGATCATCCCACACACAATCACTAATCCAACCACGCATCTCAGCCAACAAATCAGCATCAAACGACATCGGCGGAGCAAACGGTGCAGTCATGACATTCTCTCCATTCTAGAAACGACCGTGCGGGAAACGACGAAACATACATTCAAGTGTCTCGCACGCGCGTAGGCGTGCAGTGCTGTGACCTGCGGTTATGTGGTGATCATGTGCGCTATTGGGTGTGCTGGTGATGCGCACGGATAGCTAATGCGCATAGGTTCGCGCACATGATCGTTTGGGTGCCACCTGCGGAAACGTCGCACTTGGCGACGGTTGTTGATGTTGTGCGTATACGATCGTTGCCGCACATGATCAAACGAGTTGCTGAAACATCGTGTGTGCGGCGAGTTCGTTGCTGCGCTGGACTACGATGCGTGCGCATGCCGTAACTACGGCTTCCGAACCCCTGACAGCCGCGTAGAACGGTGTAGGGTCATCGGCGTCCCAATTGTCTAGGCACGCCGTGTTGAGGGTGTCGCGCTGGATTAGAGCCTCGGCGAGGCGGGTGATTGCTTGCTCGCGGGATTGAGTGAGGAATGATTGTCTAGCGTCGAACATGATCATCTTCCTTTCTGGGGTACATGACCGATGATCATGAGGGCCGAGGAAATGATCTCGGTTCATGATCATGATCATCAAACCTCAAATTCTTGATGATCTTGATCTCGACTCCAACGAGTTTGCGGCTCAACACTGATCCTCGAAGATGATCTACGCTTTCTGGCTGGACCGGACTCTCAGCGGCGCAATCGCCGATGATCTTTACACGGGACCTGCAACCGGTCCGACCTCTCCGGCTGCCGTTACCACGCGGGGTCGCGGGTTCCGACGATCCAAGATCATCTCCCGATGATCAAGGACCCATTACTTGGGCGTGGATCAACTCCGTCAGTGCCTCGCGGCCTTTCTGGAGTCGCCGGTCCAAAAGGACCGTGAGGTTGATCTTGTGGATGACCTCCTTGATCATCCGTCGACTGTGGATCATGCCGCTCACCGCGCGCGTCCCGCGCGGCCCCCGCGGCCCTTGCCCTCTTCCGATCTAGGTCAAGTCTACCACGGCAGACGTCGGAAGCAAGATCGAATGCTAGTCCGATCGGGTGAACTTCGGGTTAGACCGAACGGGTTACCCCATGTGGGTGAACTGCTCCGACCGGGTGATCGGTTAGGCTACCCTACCCATTCGGTTAGCTAACGAAACGATGTCGTTAGCTAACGAAACGATCCCCCCTCATGATCAGATATATGATATAACAGGGCAAGGGTTACGGATTGTCCGTATTTTTTGGTGTAGGCGTACGTTTCAAAATTTGTCTAGACGGCGTGTTTTTCGAGGTAGTTGGCGGCTTTTTCGAGTAGTTCTGGGTTGTCGTTGTAGTAGCCTAGCATGCTGTTGCAGTTGTTGCAGAGTAGTTCTCTGGTTTGGTTTGTGGTGTGGTCGTGGTCGACGGCTAGGCGTTTAATTTTCCCGTTGAGAGTCGCGGTTTCGGGTTGCTGGCAGATGGCGCAGAGGTTGTTTTGGTGTTCGGCCATCTGATTGTACTGTTGTTTGGATAGTCCTGTGCGTTTGGCGTGCTGTCGTAGTGGTGCGTGTTCGGGTCCGCAGTAGTTTTTGCGTCGGTCGGTGAGTGCTGTTCCGCATGAACATCGCTTGGGTGGTGTTGTTTTTTGGCTGGGTCGGTGTTCGGGTCGGCAGTAGGTTTTTGGTCGTCCTCCCTTGGTGTTGAGGGGGATGGTGGCGCCGCATCGGCACCTGGCTGGTTCAGCGGTTTGCGCTTGTTCCCAGAGTTGGGTGGCGCGTTGGCGGCTGATGTCGAGGCGTTTGGCGATGGTGCCGTAAGAGTCTCCTTGTTCACGCCACTTGAGGATTTGTCGTGAGCGTAGCGGCAGTCGTGTGTTTTCTGAGGTAGCAGGCTGCTGCTCGGAGGGTGTTGGGGTTGTCTTTGGCGTATCCGAGTCCGCGGTTGCAGTTGCCGCATAGGAGGTCTCGGGTCTTGTTGGTTGTGTGGCAGTGGTCGATGTGGAGTCGACGACTGCCAGGGTTGGTCTTGCCGCAGATGGCGCAGAGATGCCTCTGTTTGGCCGCCATTTGGTCGTAGAGCTTCTGGCGAGCCTTGGCCGCTCTCTCACATTGGGGACAGGGTCGTTGAGGCTTAGCGGTCGCGTCAGGCCGTTTACATGTTTTGCAGGTGTATCGCACACATCGTCAAGCTAATGTGTGTGCTGTCAAATTCTTTTAGTGGGGTGGTTTTTTCTTGGTGTGGAGTTTGCCGGCGCCTTCTTTGCGGTAGCAGCCGCAGGAGAATGTTTTGTGGTTTTTGAGGTTTTTGATGGTGACGTTGACTTGGTTTCCGCAGGTGCAGAGGCATTGGATGGTTCGGTCGTGGCCGGGTTGGGGTGTTCCGGTGACGGTGAGTCGTCCGAAGATGTCGCCGATTTCGGGGTCGCCGTCGCGTTGGGTGGTGGCTTTGGGTCGTTGTTTTGTCCAGCTGGCGGATTTGAGGATGTCGTCTCGTAGGCAGCCGCAGGATTGGGTTTGTCCGGATGTGAGGTGGTTGCGCCACACGGTTTTTATGGTTCCGCAGTCGCAGTAGACTTCTACTTTGTCGCCTTGTTGGTTGGGGTCGAGGACGGTGAGTCGTCCGTAGCGGGTGTTGAGGGTCCAGTTGGCCATCCCGAGAGTGTACCATGCTTGTCGTCGGACGTCCCGGCAGGGACCACCCCGAGAGAGGTGATGGTCCCTGCCGGTCGGTCTAGAAGACGGGGACAGGACACGCCTTCCGCGTACCTGGAGACCATCCTGGATCGTCACGGCACCCCGCCGCTCCTCGGGACCGCATCTCCCGGTCCGGAACCCCCTCTAGGCGGTTCGTGGGGAAGCCTGCCACACCCTGTGAGCTGTGTCTATGGGACAAATGTCGCCGATTTTAGGGTCCGTTCGGTCGCGTCACCGTCCCGGACAGTCGCATCTGGTGCATCTGGGGTTGACGGGGGTTCCGTCGTCTCGCCATCTGCCGTCGCTGTGATCCACCAAAGAATGTCCGCACGGGATGTGAGCGGGACACGCCAGACTCCCCGTGTAGCGGTCCTCCCGGCGGCGTTCCGCCTCATACACCCTTGGGGGGAGGGTTTGTTCGTCTATGTGGCGTTCAGCGGCTCTCAGAGCCATCTCTTTCCACGGGTAGGGAGCTGTGGTGTATCCGCAGATGCAGTTGGCTTGCCATAGGGTTGCTTCGACGGTTTTCCCGTTGTATTTCGCGGGGAGTCGGATTTGGTAGGGTTCGCCGGGTTGATGTTTTTTCGTGGTGATTTCCCCGGGAAACCACTCTAGTTTACTTCTGTCTTCCCACCAGCGGCCCTGGCAGTCGTCGCATCCGCAGTTTTTTTCGTGATCTGTCACTTCTGTTTACTCCTGTCCCAAAAATGGTAGTTGGCCACCGTCCCAGTCTCCGGTTAGCCGATCTCGACCGTCACATCAGGGTCGCGGTCTTCCGAGATCACCCACTCCACGCTCATCACCCGATACGTACTTTCCCCGGGAAGGGTGACATACTCCCCCACGGCCGGAACCTGTTGCATGCGGCGGACCTGAGAGATAGGGTCTTGGTTGACTTTGATGAGGACGATCTGTACACGAATCATTCTTCTCCTTTCGGACCTTTGAGGGTGGCGCAGCAAACGTAACGAACCCGGCGGCGCAGGAGGATACGTCGCCACCAGGGTCCCACAAGCGCTCGCGTAGCCATGTCCACGGCTTCCCACCAGGTTTCAGCATCCACATCGATCGTGACCTGGTAGACCATCCGGTAGCGAGTCATTCTTCCTCCGGGAAGATCGCGCCGCACTTGCAACACTGATTGTCGTAGTCGGCGCACCGGCAACACCAGCCGGGAGGACACCGTTCTTCCGACATCCAAGGTTCCCTGCGTATGCCACGGACCAGTTCGTCAAGTTCTTCGTCGGTCAGGTGTTTCCCGGACCATTTGAGTTCTTGTCGTGTGATGCGTCGGCGTAGCGCTTTTTCTGATCTGTGGCGCCAGTACCATCTGCGCAGCCAAGTCATCGTTGTCTCCTGATCTCCCGGCGGATGCGCTTCAACCAGGCGAGCAGTGGAACCCCGGTGACCGCAAAGCAGCCGGCGGCGATCAAAACAACGTTGGTCGCTAGGGAGCGGTCCGGGTAGGCGTAGATGCCGTAGACGACGACGGAGATGAAGCACAACGCTTGGCTGATCCACAACACGGTGAGTAGTAGCGCGGTGCCTTCCTCAGACTTCACGAGAGTCACTCTTTTCCTCTCGTTTCTCCCAGAATCCCGGCGAGATTTCTTCGTAGTCTCCTTCCGTGACCCATTCTTCCGCGATCTCCTGAGACACCTGAAAATAGGTGATCTTGTCGGTCCCGAACGGGTGGTACGGGGGTATCTTCACCGCGTCGTTGTCGACTTTCACGTACGCGTGGCAGCCGTCGACCAAAGCGATGTAGTGGCGTTGGGTCATTTTTCCTCTTTTTCGGGGATTTTTTCCCGGATTTTACCGGCGGAAAACGATCGTTCTCACCGCAACCCAGCCAGAACGATCAGCGGCAGTTCGTCCCAATGGTGCGTTTCTTGAAATTTCCTCAACTCGCGCTGCCGGATCAGTTCTTCCTCCGCGGCGGCAATGATCTCGCGGCGGCCTTCAGCGTGACCGTAGGCGTAGCGCCAGTACCGTGCGGACTGCGCGGACTGCGCATTGTGGGCATAGCGTCGGACTCGAATTACGCAGTCTGCATCTTGCGCTACCGCAATGTCTTTTGCGTAGAGACGGCGGCCGCTGCTCGAATTGATGATGCGGGTGTCCGTGTCGATGGGTGACACATCATCATCGTCCTCCTGAGAGAGAAGCGCGATCGTTTCGATCACCGCCTGGGTATCCAACTTGAGCAATACTTCGGAGCTCGGAGCCGGAAAGTGCGATCGGGTCAGCGCGCCTGTTTCCCGGTGGCGACCGATGACGTATAGTCCGTCTTCCTTGTCTTGGCTGTCCCGTACTCGTCCCATCGCTTCAATCGATTCTGGTTCGATCGTGTCGAGTTGTCGATAGACGGACAGGGTTACTTGTCGGCTGCCGACCATGACGGTGCGTACCTCGGCGGTGAGCAGGTCTACTCGCGCGCTCTGCGCGCCGCTTCCCTCGGTCACTTTTCCTCCGGGGAGAGAGTGGCTTCGTCCCAGCTGAAGTATCCGGCGTTGGGAGCAACCGCCGCCGCCACCGCGAGAACGGCATGGACCAGCGCATGCGTGAGCGCCGTGGAATGGCTTCCCGGTTCTGCGTCGAGCGCGACCTGGAGTAGTTCCTCCGCCAGTTTGTAGTGTTCCGGACCGTTCACCGAAACCTAACCTTTCTCGTCATGTTTCACGTCGTCGACCTGTGGTGTTGTCTCCGGGGGTGGCATGTCTCCACCGGCGGGTAAGCGGTGCCACGCGGTGTGGAGGGTGCGGTCCTTGACCAGCGCGCCGCATGTGTTGCAGCTGTAGTGGAACGTGCCGAAGTTTTGCGCTTCTTTGTAGTCGTCGATCATTTTTCCTCTTCTTTTTCGCCGGGAGAATCATCGTTCTCCTCTTCGGGACGTTCTTCGTCGTCCTGTTCGGATTTCCTCTCCCATGGTGGTGGGGACCACCTGTCAAACATCGGTGTCATTTCACCTCTTGTGTCGTAGTTGTCGGCGGGTGCGCCAGTGTTGTTCCCAGGCGCGCCGGTCATCGTCCTGGCGGGTGAGTTCACAGCTGGCTATTGTCCGTCCGTTGATTTGGGTGACGTAGTCCCGGGTCTCGATGCGTCCGTTGATGTGGACCTGAAAGCAAATCCAGGTTTCAATTATGTCGCCGCGGATGACGTCGATGGGGGTTTCCTTCTTCCTCGCCGCGGAACACGGTTACGGAGAGTCACTTCACGCTCACCTCAATCACGTGAAAGTCAGAGTCGGCACTCGCCAAATGCATGCTGATGGTCCTGAACAACTGCTCCGGGTTTTTCGCCTCGATGTGAAGATCACAGTTCTGCTCCTGGCATTCGAGCATGTACTCGACTCCGTCTTCTTTCACCGAGTAGAACGACAGTTTCATTTCACCATCCGCCAACGTCCATCCCTCACTTCGAACAGAGTGAAACACTTCGGACACGTCCACGTGTCCGGCTTCGGGTTGAGTCCCCACGTCAGCTCGAACGGGTGACCACAGATTGGTTCACCTTTCTCTTTTTTGCCGGTGGAGAATGGGATGGGGAGTGCGGCCATCGCGTAGAAGCAGCCGGCGAGAACCACCAGAATCAACGCCAGTACGATGTCGATCATGGGTTCCTCGGCTCACTCATCGGCCAGCCGTTCACGTAGCCGCGCGATCGTGTCCTTCAAGTCAACTTTCTCCTTCTGTAGATGATCAAGACGTAGATCAACGCCTTCGAGCTTCTCCTGAGCTTCCGCGAGCTCATCTTCGAGGTTCGGCAGGTATCCGACGACCATGCTGTCGATCGACTCGCCGAGGACGCTGACGATTTTCGCGGCGTCGCCGAGCCGGATCGAACGTAAACCTGTCTCCATATTACTGATTGCTGAGCAGTGGACGCCTAGTCGCGCGGCGAGCTCGGTCTGGGTGAGGCCGAGGCTTTCCCGGTGGTGGCGCATCCATCGGCCGAACATTTTTTCCGCCGGGGAGAGTTTGGGTTTGTTGCTCATGAGTTCCTCCGGTGGTGTTCGGCTCTGATCTCGTCGAAGATCGCCAAGGTTCTCGCGTACCCATGTCGATCATCAGCGTCTTTGCACTCAGCGAGGGACTGTAGACACACGCTGGCGGCTTCAGACAGTTCGTCGTCGGTCATGGGGACGAGTTTCTCCCGGATTTCCTGCATGGCGAGCTCTCGGAGTACCTCTTCGAGCCAGCTCATCCTCCACTCTCCTGCCATGAGGAACTCATGCTCCTCCGGGGTCAAAAAAGCATCCCCCATCGCCAGCCGCACCATCCCCCGGGTGGTGACACAGGTGGGTCCCTGCATGGCGTCCACAAATTTCGCCAGGATGGACTCGACGGTGGGTTCGTTGGCCATGTCGACCAGCTCGACTCCTTGGTCTAGGGTCATGTGTCCGTTGTTGATGGCGGTGATGATTTCCGGGTCGTCGTGAGCGATGATTTTCTCCGCTTTCGCTAGATTCCCCGGGGAAAGATTCAACTCATCCACGTCGCCACCTCAGCAGGAAGCTTTTCTCTTCCGGGGTGAGGTAGACGGCGCTCATGTTCTGCTGGAAGCCTCCTTGGTCGCTGAACTTTGCTGGTCCGCGGCGCGCTTCCCAGAATTTGATGAGAAGTTTCTCAGCCATATCCAGGTTGTCAAGGAATCGTTGACGCTCCGACCCGGAAGAACACTCCCCAATGGTGTTTACATCCGTAACATCCGAAGCAGCCGTATCGTAGGTGTCGTCCATTAAGGCGTCGATCTCCTCATCCGTAGGTTCGGGGTCTTCCGGATTAGCCATGATGCATCCTCTCGGTGTACAGTGCAAAACGGAGACCGGATCGCAATTCCCCCTGGGTCCGGTCTCCCCCGGATTCCGACCACCTGGTCACGACGGTCCCTCCCTGTAGCGGGGACTGTTAAAGAATCCGACGAAGGCCGAACCGTATGCCGATGACGGTTCGGCCTTCACCATTGTGGTAGCCTTTCGCCGCCAACCGTCGAGAGCTTCTCCGGTTGGTCGAACGTCCCGGACCCACGCGGGCTGCCATGGTCCGGGACGTTCGTCATTTCCACTCCGCCAAACCCACATCTGTGAGCGCATCTGTCACAGTGGTCTTTGACGGAACACACGTCCCACACCACACCAGGAGTATCTGGGTGTGTTCGATGTCGATCCAGCCGCCGCGGTATTCCCGCTCTCGGTGGAACACCAACGTGTGATACAGCTGGCCGAGGGGGATGTCGTCTCCACACACCCCGCAGTGGTTACGCATCTTCGTAGGCGTAGGTGACGCGGTCTAACCCGTCGATGGCGTGTTCCATGTCTTCCATCCATCCGATGGGGTCGTCGGCGTCGTCTTTCCATGCGCGGGGTTGCCGGTCGAACCGTCGCCGCGCCGACGCTAACGCAATCTCGAAGTCGGCCATCAACGCCAACGCGCGGACGTTCAGTTTCGGGTCGAGCTCAAACTTCGGTTCCATAATTCCTCTCAGTACAGGATGGGTCCTACGAGGCTGCACACCGTTTTGACGAACTCGATGCTCCCGGTGAACGTCCCCGTCTGCTGGTAGGTGGTGACCTCCGTTATGAACTCCTGGGGTTGGGTGGTGCGTTCGATCCAGTCCAAAGCGCAGGCACAGTACCCCATCCCACCTTTCTGTTCGCAGCTGACGAGGAACGCGTTTTCGAAGTCGTACCCGTATAGGTAGCGGCCGCATCCCGACACCAGTAACACCAGCAACAGGGGCATGAGGCGTTTCATCGCCGCAACAGCCACTTACCCATCGCGACCGCCATCATCAACAGGTAGGCGATCACGGGGATGACAAGCCACTTCGGTAGCTCGCTGTTGGGGTTGTCGGCGAAGTGAGACCACAGCAGCCATGTGATCCCGATGAGCATGCAGCTGTGGAACACCACCGGGGGGGTTTTACTCCAGTCCGTTCGGCGTGGGTTCCCGCGGAGCATGCGGCTGAACTGGCGGATGAACATCATCTTCCCTTCCTCAGAGGGACCATTTTCGCATCCACCCTGCGGTGGAGTCCAATGTTATAATCTTCTCTAAGAATTGAGGGTTCAATGCGCGACGAGAACCCTGAGCTAGTCGAAGCCGGCCTTGACCAGCTGGAAATGCTGAAACGACTACAAGCCAGGAATGAAGCGCTCGAACGTCTAATCGCCACAAAAGTATCCGACAGACCACGACCCTGGCACGATCTCGCTCGACCAGAACAGCTACCCCCGGAGGGTATCTGGAATATTTGGTTGATCTTGGCCGGAAGAGGGTTCGGGAAGACCCGGACCGGCGCCGAATGGATCGCCGAACAAGCCGTACGAAACCCCGGAACTGAATGGGCTATCGTCGCTCCCACCTGGCGTGACTGTCGAAAAGTTTGCATCGAAGGACCCTCAGGTTTATTGAAAGCGTTCCTTCCCGGGGAGCTTGAAAGTATGAACGCATCCGATTTGACGGTGCGTTTAAATAATGGCAGTAGGATTTACGGCTACTCTTCCGACGGGTACGAAAGACTCAGAGGAAGCAACTTAGCCGGAGCCTGGGTTGACGAGGCCGCGGTGATGGACCGCGTCGATGACATGTTTTCCGAAGCGCTGATGCCGGCGTTGCGTATCGGCCAAAACCCGCGTGTGTTGATTACCACTACGCCACGTCCGATCGGCTTTTTGCGTGATCTCATCGGTAGGGATAATGATTCGGTCGCTATCACCCGCGGGAAAACGTGGGACAACGCCGCCAATCTCTCCAAAACAGCTCTCGACGAGCTCAAAGCTATCTATGCTGGGACGAGGATCGGTCTCCAAGAACTCGAAGGTGAGCTGCTTGAGGACATTCAAGGCGCTTTGTGGAATCACGAGCTGATCGCTAAGACTCGTGTACATGTGTTGCCGCCAATGTCCCGGATCGTTGTGGGTGTCGACCCTGCTGTGACTTCCGGTGAAAAGGCTGACTTCACGGGGATTGTGGTTGCCGGTAGGAGTCATGATGGTCATTTGTACATTCTTGAGGATTGTACGATGAAAGGCACCCCGCAGGCGTGTATGGCGACCGCGGTGAACGCCTACCACAGGTGGCATGCCGACCGGATTGTTGGTGAGGTCAACAATGGCGGGGATTACATCGAGACCGTGATCCGGTCGATTGATTCTAATGTTGCGTATAAGACTGTTCGCGCCACCAGGGGGAAGTTGGTTCGTGCTGAACCTATTTCTGCGTTGTGGGAGCAGGAACGCGGCCACATCTATAAGACTCTACCTAAGTTGGAGGATCAGATGTGTTTGTTCACACCTGATTCTAAAGAGTCTCCGGATAATTTGGACGCGATGGTGTGGGCTGCTACTGAATTGAATATGGGTGCGACGGCGGCGATTTGGTTGTCGGCGATGTCTAATTTGTGTAATTATTGTGAGACGCCGAATCCTAAAAGTTCCACGTCGTGCGTTGTTTGCCATGCGCCTTTGTTGGTAGCGGCATAGTAGTTTTGAGGGTGGTTGTATGCCTATTAGGCGTCCTACCCGGGTGACACCAAGGCCGACTCGGCTTGCGGGTTATCGCCGGGTCGTTCAGGAAGAAGTGCAGAAAGAACTCGCTAAAGCGTTGGCTTTACCTCGGGGTGCGACTACGCAGGAGATCACTTCTGGGTATTTGGCGAGTTTGCAGATGAATGGGTCGCCACGTATTAGTGGTTCCGCGTCTTTGCCGCGAGACCCGAACAATATGTATCCGTTCGGTCCTGGGGAAAGCTTGTATCCGGCGCCGATCGCGCCGGTTATTCCTTCGACGGGTCGTCAACCTCCGCAGTTGCGGAACTACGAACCGTCGTGGAACCTCCAAACGACCACCACTCGCGCGGTGCCGTGGACTGTGTTACGGGACGCGGCGAACCAAGTTTCCATTATGCGAGCTTGTATCGATACGTGTATTTCTGCTATCACGGGGTTGGAGTGGTCGTTCGGCATCGATACAGCTAAGGCGCGTGCTTTGGCGAAACGAGCCGATACTTCCAGCCACGAAGTGATTTCTGATTTGCAGGATAAGTATGCGGATGATATTGATCGTCTGCATCAGTGGTGGATGAAACCGGACCGCATCAATCAATTAACTTTCGTCCAGTGGTTGACGATGTTGTTGGAGGATGAGTTGGTGTTGGATGCGGTTTCTTTGTATCCGCATTTCGCGTTGAGTGGCGACCTCCACTCTATCGAAATTATCGACTCCACCACTATCAAACCTCTTCTAGATATTCGTGGTGCGACACCGCAGCCACCATATCCTGCTTATCAGCAGATCCGTTACGGCTTCCCTCGCGGGGAATATCAACAGCCGACTCCTCCGGAGTTGGTGGATCACGAATTTGTGAGTGTGATCTACGGGAAACCCCCCCCGGACACCTCTCCGACGGATCAGTTGATTTATAAGGTGCGGAATTGCCGAACGAGTTCTCCGTATGGATTTTCGAATGTTGAGCGGTCGTTGTCTGATGTGGATTTGTGGTTGAAACGGTTCGACTGGTTGCGGTCAGAGTATTCGGCTGGGGTGACCCCGGAGATGATCGTGAAAGTTGATATGGCGATGACTCCGGAACAGCTCAGACAGTATGAGGCGATTTTCAACGACGACCTTTCGGGTAGGACAGCGGAAAGACACCGCGCACGGTTCCTACCGGCGGGTTTCGAACCATCCTATCCCGCGGGTTTCGAAGCTAAATTCCAATCCGACCTTGACCTTCACATTGTCAGGTTGATTTGCGCATCTTTCGATGTGTTGCCGACGTCGTTGGGGTTCACCCCCAATCACGGTATGGGTGGGATGGGTGGTGCCGGTCACCAGCAGGGTGAGCAGGATTCCCAGTTGGCGCGGGGTACAAAACCTCGAACTAAGTGGCTGATCGATGTGATCAACGAGATTTGCCAAAACTACCTCGGTATGCCACCTGAGGTCACTTTCCAATTCCACGGCATCGACGACGAGGACGAACAAAAGGAAGCCACTCTCCTTGAGGGTTATGTGAACAACGGCGGGATGGTGTTGAACGAGATGCGTGACCGGTTGAACCTTCCACGCTATTCGATTGAACAGGCTAACGAGCCGTTTATCGCTACTCCTACTGGTCCGGCGTTCTTTAATCCTAAGGTTCAGCCGGTGGGTATGCCGGGTAACCTTCCTTCGGCGGATCAAAATAAGCCAGGTCCAGCAGAACCAAGTAAACCGGCCGCGCCGTCATCTGCTTCCGTGGGGACGCGAGACCAGCAAGTTCAGAAGATTTCCAAATCGGCTGAACAGAAAGCGTTCCTCTCTTGCGTCCAAGCTTCTGTGAAAACCGGGAAAGAATGGTCTGGGTTCACGTTCAAAGCGTATTCGCCGGTAGTGGCGGAAGCAGCTAATAGGTTGGCGGCGGATGGGGATGTGGACGCCTGCAAAGTGCTGTTCACGTTAGATGATGAATTCTAACACGCGTGCGATGGTGGCGTTGGCGAAAGCTAAATCCGCCACCATGGCGCAACTCTTGAAAGTCGTTGATGAACAAGCTTCCCAAGCAGCCGTGTTGGCGGCGTTGACGGTGTGGTTCGGTTCCTCGGATGCGGTGCAGGCCGACCAGCTCCCACCGAGATTGATTTCGATGCTCATGCAGCTTGGGGTTTCTCGGAATGCGGCGGAACGTATCGGGTCGATGGCCACTGTGAAGTCTCTGTCGGGGAGAACTAAAGGCGGTTCACCTGCTCCCGAACGGGAGATGACGGTGGTTCGGCGGGTGGCGTCTGAGGAACCCCGGATGCGCGCCATGTACGTGTTGGCGGCGGCGCGACGTTTGACCGCGGCGGAAGATTTCGATGCGGCGATGGACCGGGAAACCCTCTACCTGAAGATGCATGTCCAAGCGGGTCAAAACCGGCGTCGCGCCGCGAAAAAGGTCGACGACCTCGGCGACCACGTGCTGGTGTGGCGTACCGCCGGGGACAGCAGGGTGGAGGCGCGTTGCGCCATGTTGGAAGGTCGCCTTTTCACACCGAATAACCCGCCAGATGGGGAAATCCCCGGTGCGGTACATCCCCGCTGTAGATGTCACGCCGAGGTGTTCGGTAAGGGACCTCTGTTGAACTTCGGGGTAATTTAAAGGAAGTTTTATTGTGAAGATGACTTCGGTGTTCGCGCCGATCACAAAATCCGTCGAGAATGAAGACGGAACCATGTATGTTTATGGTAAAGCCACCGGTCCGGATTTGGATTTGGACTACCAACGTTGCGACCCGGAATGGTTGGCGTCTGCCATGCCGGAGTGGTTCGGCGTGGGTGGCGCCGGGGGACCTTTCTCCACCGGGGGGAACATTCGGGAACAGCACGACTCGAAGAAAGCCGCCGGCCGCGCCGTCGAACATGACGTTCAACCCGACGGCCACTATATTAAAGCACACATCATCGACCCTGTCGCGGTACTAAAAACCAAGCATGGGGTGTACACCGGTTTCAGTATTGGTATCGGCCAGCCGAGGGTTGAAAAGTCCACTTCGGCTCCTAACGGGATTGTGAAGGACGGAAAGATTTTCGAGGTTTCCCTCGTTGACCGTCCCGCACTGCCTACGGCGACGTTCCGTATGTGTAAGCGTGCGATGCCGGGGATGGAAATTTCGGCGGGAGATTTCGACTCCCAGAGAATGTTGGTGAAGTGCGGCGACTTCATCGAGAAGTCTTCGGATGGGATTCCGGAGATGACGGTGAAGATCGGCGAGGCAATGTCGGAGGAACAGAAGGCGAAGTTCGACCAACTGTTCACCATCGACACCACCTCCGACCCCTCTAATTTGATCGATGCCGCAAATAAAACCGTCGAGGCGATCGACTCCATCTTCACCTATGACGATGCGATGGAGTTTGTGAAACTCACTAAAGCATCGGACATGCCACCGGAGTACGACTCCGAACAAGTGGACATTGAGAACGCTCAAGAGGCCATCTCTATTCTGTCGCAGCTGATCATTTCTGAAGCTTCGGAGATGGCTGATAACCCGGCTGAGGATTGCGACATCAACATCCTCCTTGACGCTGTCTCATGTTTGAGGCATTTCATTTGCCGCGAACAGCAGCAGGCGATGGGTGCCGATGTGCTGAAACAGCCGATCCCTATCTTGATGGCCGCTGACCCCGACCTTGTGAAGGGTAAGTACTCGGCCGAGCAGCTACGCCAAATGCTGAAACAAGGGAAAGCGATGAGGAACCCTAATGGGGACCCATCGTACCCGATTGCGGACAAATCTGACCTATCCAATGCCATCCGCGCCGTTGGTCGCGGTTCCGGCGACCACAACTCCATTCGCGCTTACATTAAGCGCCGCGCGAAAGCATTAGGAGCTTCTGACATGATTCCAGATAACTGGAGCAGCGACGGCAGCAACAAAACCACTGAACCGGACAACACCAAGGTTGACGAGGTTCAGAAGTCTGCCGGCGAGGTTCTCAAAACTACCTCCGAGGAGAACTCCGTAACGAAGGAGGCTCCGAAGGAAGACCCCACAGACACAGTCGACACGACTGTTGACAAGTCCGTCGAGGTCGAGTCCGAGGGTGAATCTTCGGATGTGTTGTTTAAAGCTTTCTCAGCCGCATTGGAGGCCGACGACAGTCCACTGTTGAAGTCCTTCCAGGCGATCATTGAGAAGTCCACCGCTAAGACATCCGCGCAGCTCGGGGAGCTGGGAGAACGTCTTGGTCGGGTAGAGCAGATGGCAACCCCGGGGGGGCCGTCACTGCGTCGAACAGAGCAAGAGCGTGCTGTTGCGCGTCAACAGGATCTAGCTAGCGAGTCAGCTAAGTATAAGGCGCTAGCGATCAACAGCGACGACCAACTTTTGCGCCAGGGTTATTTGGCGAAGGCCGCCATGTTGGACGCTGAAGTTAAGCGCCTCAGCTAAATCACTTTTTTAATTTATGGAAGGTTTAGGGTAGATGGCTACGGATAAGAAACCGCCATCCCCGACTCAAATGTTCGGCGATTGTACCTCCCCAATGGAGCTCGTCGAACGTTTCGAGTCGTATAAGTATGAGCTAACGAAATCTCTCTCTTCACCGGTTCCGCTCCCTGGCGGTCCCGGTTTCGATGAAACAAACACCGCTTCCGCTTTCCAGTCAGCTTTGAGCTCACCGGAAATCTCGAAGGCGCTTTCCCCAGAATTGGTTTCTTCGGTGCGTAACGCGCTAGCGGAATCAGCTTTGGGTAAAGAATGGACAGCTGGAACAGGTTCTAACGCCAACCCGGTTCCACAAGGTTTGGTTGCTTTCGATTTGGAAGCACCTGCGAAGCTTTTGGCACCTCGTCCGACGCCTTTGCGTAACCGTATCGCGCGTCGCCGCGGAATCGGTTTGGCGCACCGCTTCAAGGTAATCTCCGGATTCACCGGTACCGGTACGGGTGGTGTGGGTATTTTCCACCCAGGTATCACTGAGGGTGGTGTGAACTCCCAGGGTACTGGTTTCCAGCCTGGTGGTTCACCGTATCCAACATATTTGCGTGGTGCGGCGATCAGCTACGCTGGTTACGACCAGAGTGTGGCCTACAAGCAATTCGGCGTATCCGACGTTGTCAGCTGGGCCGCACAGTTCTCCGGCCAAGGCTACGAGGACGTAAGGCAGCTATCCCAGTCCACTCTATTGTGGTCGAGCATGCTCCTAGAGGAGCGCATGCTGTTGGGTGGTCGTGGAACCGACTCTGGGTTCTCCGGAGCGATCGTTCCCACGATCACTTTGACTGCGCGCGCCGCAGGGTCGGGTGAAGCCGCTATCACTGGTGGCGGCACCAACGTCTACGTTGAAGTTGTCGGCCACGGCATGTGGGGTACCGGTGCTCTAACAGGCGCTGTATCGGTGGCCACCGGTTCTGGTGTCATCGACGTGAATATCACGAACGCTAACACCACAGCCGCGTTGTCATACGACATCTACGTGGGTACTGGTTCTTCCGCACCAGCCGCATCAGCGATGTATCTCGCAGCATCCGGTGTGACGGCAAGCAAGTTCACCATCCAGGGTGCGTTGCCATCGAGCGGTACTAACGCTTCGACCGCACCGTCTTCGGACACTTCAGCATATGCGACTGGATACGACGGTATCCTTTCTTACTGCTGCGGTTCAAACTCTGGTTACGTGAACCACGTAAACGGTCCGTTGTCCGTTACCAATCCTGGTAACGAATTCAACGTTGCCTTCGCAAGTATTTACGACTCAGTGAAGGGTGACCCTGACGAGATTTTCGCCAATGGTCACGACCGTAAGCAGCTCTCCGACACTCTGAAGGGTGCGAACGGTAACTCTTACCGTATCAACCTTCAAAACTCGGGTGACGCACACAACGCGCAAATCGGCGCGCTTGTGACCGGGGTGCAGAACGAGGTTACTGGAAAAATGGTGGACGTAACTGTTCACCCGTGGATGCCGCAAGGCGTCATGCCTATTGTTAGCTGGACACTTCCGCTGCCTGATTCTAACGTTTCTGACGTGTGGGCTGTGTACAATGTTCAGGATTACATGGGAATTCAGTGGCCTGTTCAGCAATTCTTGTACGAGTCATCCAGCTATTGGTACGGGACGTTCATTTGTTACGCTCCCGGCTGGAATGGTGCGGTGATGGGAATTACCCAGGTATAACATATACCGGGTTTCTCTGAAATCGTTGAGACAATGCCGCCGGCTGTGTGTCGGCGGCATTGTCCACCATCGGAAGGTTCTATTTATGTCCACACCTGTCGAGGCGCAACCTAAGCGCCGTTCGGGACGTCCCCGCAGCTCAGAGCCGCTGTCGCCGGTTGCGGAAATCGTTGCGGAAACGGTTCCTCGTATCCCCAACGATGAACGGGTCGGCCTTTCCGTCCCCGATCCTGGGTGTACTGGAATCACGTTCGAGGACGGTAAGTCGTATCGCGTGGAGAATGGGATGATCGTCGAGAGGGTGGCATAGATGCCTCGTTTGTTGTCCCCTGACGACAAATGTCTTGAGGTCGACGTGAGGGGTCTCCGCTATCGCGGGAAGACGATCAACGTCACCGACCCGGTAGCGGTCAGACAACTCCGCGAGGCGGGGTACACGATGGCCGACACCGCCGGTGTTATCACGGGTTCTGTCGGCTTCGAATGCGACTGCGGCTTCAAATCTTTCTTTCGTCTCTGTTCCCGTTGCGGCGCGGAGTGCCATCGTTAATTAATCGGCGGAGAAAATGTCAGCACCTACAATTCCGCCAGTGTCAACAATGGGGACGGCGGTACCATATATCACCCTCCCAGAGTTGAAACGCTCACCCATCTATTCACAACTTGAACAGTTGGTGCCGAACTCTTCGGACGCGGCGAGGGACGCCGAGCTGGAGAGAATCGTTGCCAGAGTCTCTGCGATGATCAACGGCGAAGTGAATCAAAACTTGGCCGCCACCCTCGATAAAGAAGTCGGCAGAGTAAGGGTCGACGACTTCGGTGACCTCCGCATCCACTGCCGCTCCACACCAGTCATCGACGTCCAATCCATTTCGGTTGGCGCGAACCCGTACGGGTTAACACAACTCACCGACTTGTCCCACATCATTCTCGATCCGTGGCGGATCACGTTGCCGCAAGCGGGGGGGATGGGGTTGCAGACGGGGAACCTCCCGTTGGGGGGGTCTTTTCGTCCGGGGAGTTTGGTGTGGTGTGAGTGGTCGTACATCAACGGGTTCCCCATCACCACCATCGCCGAGGACGTGAACGCTGGGGACACCGAGATCACTGTTGTTGATCCCACCGGGATTTTACCGAACCAAACAATCCTCACCGTCGAAGACGGAATCGATTTGGAAACCGTCGTCCCCACCGCTGTGAACGGTGATGTGTTGACGGTCCCACCTTTATTGTTCTCTCATTCCGCAACTGTGGGTATTCACGCGATGCCGGGGGATGTGAAAGAGGCCGCATTGATCTTGGTGTCACGTCTTCACGACACTTGGTCTCTTTCGATGGGTGCGATCTCGATGGGTGACGGCACCGGAGCTCACATGACTGATTCTAAACCTCGGTTTATGTGTGATCCGGCGTGGATTTTGAACCCATACAAGAGACGTTGGTAATGCCGAACTATAACGAAGTCCGCGAGTCCCTCGTCCAAGCCATCAAATCGTTCCAACCGAACTTGATCGTGTACTCGTATGTTCCACGTACCGGCATCCCCCCGTTGGCGATTCTGCAACCGTCACCTCAAAGAACGATCGACTATCTAGAGGCGCAATCGTCTCGGAGCGCGAAGTGGCGGTTCACCTGCATTATCGCCGTGGGTTTAGTGGATAGTGATGCGGCGCAGAAACGTGTTGGCGATCTGATCACTCCCGGATCGGAACTTTTGAAAGTGTTGAACGGGAGGGTCGCGCAGGGATATTCGCAGGTCACGGACGGCGCGATCGTGGAAACCATGATGGGTGTCGCACCCAAACAGGGTCTCTATACGTGTGCGCGGTTGAACATCGTCGTCCTCGCATAAATTTTTTTCAACACCCCCCCTTTTTTGTTGGGGGTTTTTTTGTCCCCAAAAAAAGGAAACCGTTGTGGGAACACCACAAAAGCAGATGGGTGACGGCACCTGGAAGGTTCGCCGCGATTGGCGTCACGTCGATCCACAAACCGGTGAAACCACCAGGTGGGCAAAAGGCCAACCGTATACGGGGCCGATGAACATCGTATGGCTTCATGACGCGATCGGTCCAGACGGTAAAGGACCGCTCATCTATTCGAACACACCTTTGGTTCCTGTCGAAGAGAAGCCTGCACCAGTTTCAAGTAATGGCTCCACTAAGGAGAAGTAACAATGGCTATTGACCTGGCGCAGGTCACAACCTTTTATCCTGGTTACCAAGCTCAATGGGGCTTGGAGCAATTTTTGTTCAGCGCTCAGGGTAACGACATCGAACACTCCCGTAAAGCCGATAAAATCGACGGCTCCGGGTTTGGTACAAGGGTACGTAACAACCTCCCCGGTATGCAGGAAGGGACCCTGAAAATTAAGGGTCTTGCTGTTATGGATAAGGGAGCTTTGAACTGGCAGCTGAACCAGTGGTTTGGTCGTACATCCCCTATCAATGCGTGGTACACGCTGGAAGGTCTAGAGCCTCTTCAGCCGATCACTATGCAGCCGTCTTCCATTCTGGACGCTTCTGTTTCGGCGAAGCTGAAGGACGCCGTCGATTTCAACTTGGAACTCGACGCGAGAGGCGCGTACAACGACGGCACTATTTTGCTGTCACCTCAGCACCTTTTGACCGGGTCTTCGGGTGCGGGTTCTGTCGATAACAACACGAATTATGGCGGTGCGACCACAACTGGTGGTGCGGCGCAACTTCACGTGTGGGCTTTCGACGGGGGAACAGCGCCAGCTGTGACGGTTGTTATCGAGCATTCGCCTGATAACAGCGCGTGGACTCCGTTGTTGACTTTCCAGACGGTGTCGGCTTTGGGGTCGCAGCGTATCACTTTGCCTTCGACTACGACGGTGAATCAATATGTTCAGGCTACGTGGTCTGTGACTGGTTCCCCGACGGATGTTCAGGTTTTGTGTGGGTTCGCCCGCGGGTTGAACCTGGACGCGTAAGCGGTGGCGCTCTGGATTGATGAAAACGGCGTCTGTTGGTTCTCCACGGAGGTCCCGCAGGAACAGAAAGACACGGTGAAGGCTGCTTTGCAGCCGGAGCGGTTTCTGGAATATGGGTGTCGTGTGATTAAGGAACCTGGCGCTTGCATCATTTGTGTCGCTAATGATGATTGTGCGCGCATTCCTATGCATGTCCATTGCCGTTGCAAACCAGAGTTCTATTTCATGATCGGCATCGATGAGTAGGCGCGGGCGCAAACCCGCGCCTACTCCCCATCCGTTGATAAAACAGAAAGTTGTTCCCGAAAAAATGAACGCCGATAAAGAAGAAGATCTAGATTTTGAGCTAGTCACCAGCTCACGCATGTTGGCGCCACCTCCACCGCTGCGTAAAGAACCAGTTACTGTTGATGATTGGAAAACCACGTCGGGGAAGAAAGCGAGATTTTTGGCGTGGGAGTTGACCGCCGCGGATTTCGCTGGGTGTATCGAGTCTGGGTGGACCTACAAGGACGGTGCGCGTAAAAAATATGACGAAGAAGGAGCGGATATTCGCTTCCTAGCGTATGTGTTGCGTGACCAGCATGGTAACCGGTTGTGGAATAAAGTTGAGGACGCAAAGGCGCAGCTGGGTCAGTTGGGTCGCGCTTCTATCCAAACTTTGGTGGCGGCGGGGAACCGTATGAATACCGCTAAGGAGATGGCAAAAGAGGGAAACTTCGAAACGACCCAGAGCGACTCTTAGCGATTGATTTCGCTGCTCATCTGGGTTTTCCCTCGGCTGATCATTTCTTGGCGTCTATCACGGTGCCGCAGTGGCGCGAATGGATGGAATGGGTCAACATCCGCGGTCCTGTCGGCGGTCCTCGTGATGACTATTATGTTGCGTTTTTGGCGCAGCAGTCCGCTATGTGGAAGAACCCTAAGCATGGCGAGTTTGAGAATTTTATGATGCCGTGGTTGCGTCCCGCCGAAACGGATGTGAGCCATTTCATCAGGCCGTGGATTGACACGCGGGGAACCGCACCTAACGAGGAAAAAGATTAAATGCCTTATCAGATGCGGGTCGACTTCGAAGGTGACTGTACGAGTCTGGTAAGTGCGGCCAACACAGCGCAATCTTCGATCGATGGTCTCCACGGACAGTCCGCCGCGATGAGTGTGTCGCTCAAGGGTGCGGACTCTGTCGTTGGTCAGTTGAATCAGATTAGTGCGGCTCGTTCGCAGATCGCCGGTGACACCGAGTTGAATTTGGTGGCCACTGGTGTTGGTGATTTGCGTAGTGATCTGCGTTCTGCTACTGCTGATGCGCGGGCTTTGTCCAGCGAGGTCAAAGGTATCTCTGGGGTCGATGTCACCGTTGGTGGTGGCGGGTCGATTCGTCAGATGGTGGGTGACCTTCAG